CAACACCACCACGCTCGCCATTGAATACGCGCGCCAGGGCCGCGACTGGGAGACGGAACTGCGCCAGCGGGCGAAGGAACAGTCGCTGATGGCTGAACTGGGCCTGACCACATCAGAGCCTGCGCCCCAAGCCACGGAAGATGAAGACGAGGAGGTCGACACGGATGTCCCCGGAATCGAGCAACACCAGGCAGCCTGACTACCTGAGCTTCCGCTGCCCGCTGACCATTGAGGCGGCCAGTGAACCGGACCAGCCTTCCGGCGGCGGGGGACCGCGCTTCAATATGGTCGCCTACACCGGCGGTGTGATGCGGATCAGCGGTTTTCCGCACCCGGTCGTGGTCGATCTTGAGGGTTTGGCCATTGATCGCCAGGACCTGCCGGTGCGTCTTGATCACAATCCGCGGCAGGGCGTGGGGCACACGCAGCGCATCGCCGTCGAAGACGGTCAGATCATCGCCGAGGGCCTGATCAGTCGCGATACCTCGTGGGCGCGGGATGTGGCGAAAAGCGCGGCGAACGGTTTTCCGTGGCAGGCCAGCATCGGCGCTGCCGTGGTGGACGCCGAGTTCGTGCCCAACGGTCAGCAGGTGACCGTCAACGGGCGCACCTTCGACGGACCGCTGCACGTGGTCCGCCAGGCCATTCTCAAAGAGATCTCGTTCGTCGACAGCGGTGCAGACGCCGCCACGTCGGCGCGTATTGCTGCGACTAATAAGGAGACCAAGTTCATGGACGAGAACGCTCACGCCACCACCGTGCTGGATGACGCCCAGCAGGATGCGGGGCAGACCGACCCCGGAACCCCCGGAACCCCCGGAAGCTCCGGAACCCCCGAAAGCCCCGGAAGCAACACCCAAAGCGCCGACGCCGCAACCGAAGCGCCCGACGGCACCGACACCAAGCCGGCGGCGCAGGAGCCCAGCGCGCCGAAGTTGCAGGCCGCGACTCCCACGACCGTCCATGCATCGGCCGCCGTCACTTCCCGGGGCGATTCCGGGGGCGGGGGCGATGCGGTGAGCGATATGCGCCGGCGCATGGCTGCCGAGACCCGGCGCATCGAAGCGATCCGCAAGGTCTGTGCAGGGAAGCATCCCGATATCGAGGCGAGGGCCATCGAAGAGGGCTGGGATGAGAACCGCACCGAACTGCACGTGCTGCGTGCATCGCGGCCGCAGGTGCCGGCGGTCCGGAGCCAGCCGCGCAATACCAGCCCGCAGGTCTTTGAGGCCGTGGCGCTGATGGCGTCGGGCCTGCCCAACAGCCGCATCGAGGCGATCTATACCGAACCGATTCTCGAGGCAGCGGACAAGCTGCGCGGGATCGGTATCCAGGAATTCTGTGAACTGGCGTGCGGTGCGCAGCTGCCGCGCTTCCGTCGCGATGCCTCGGGCTGGCTGCAGGCCGCGTTCAGCACCGCCAGCCTGCCCGGCATTCTCAGCAACATCGCCAACAAGATGCTGCTGGAAGGGTACAACTACATTGAAGACGCCTGGCGGAACATCGCGAAGATCGCGTCCGTCAACGACTTCAAGGAGCACACCCGCTACCGGATGACGGGCAGCTTCCAGTTCCAGCAGGTCGGCCCCGACGGGGAATTGAAGCACGGCCAGCTGGGCGAGCAGCAGTTCGGTCAGAAGGCGGACACCCACGGCATCATGTTCGCCCTGACACGCCAGATGATCATCAACGATGACATGGGCGCGTTCACCGATATCCCGCGCCAGATCGGCATGGGGGCGGCGGAAGCCATTGCGGATGCCGTGTGGGGCCTGTGGCTTTCGAATCCGACCCAGTCGGATGGCAAGGCGTTCTTCCACGCTGATCACCTGAACTACAAGACGGGCGCGGACACGGCGCTGAACGTCGACAGCCTGACCGACGCCGAAGTGGCGTTCGGCAAACAGGTCAAGCCCAACGGCAAGCCGCTGGGGATCCGCCCGAGCCTGCTGCTGGTGCCCACGGCGCTGAAGGTCCCGGCCGAGATGCTCATGAAGAGCGTGCAGTTGAACGAGACCACCACGGCCAACAAGGCCAAGCCGTCGGCCAACCCCCACGTGGGCAAGTTCGACGTCGTGTCGAGTGTCTACTTGTCGAACGCCAGTTTTTCGGGGGCATCGGACAAGGCTTGGTGTCTGCTGGCCGATCCGAACCGCCTGCCGGCCATCGAGGTCGCGTTCCTCAACGGTGTCGATCGGCCCACCGTCGAAAAGACCGACGCCGACTTCAACACGCTCGGTGTGATGTTCCGCGGCTATATCGATTTCGGTGTCCGTGAACAGGATCACCGCGGGGCGCTCAAGATGAAGGGCGAGGCCTGATCCCAGGCCTCCTGACCAAGGAGACATTGCATGGCAACGGCACGATTCATCCAGAACGGCAACAGCATCGACTACACCCCGGGCGCGGACGTGAGCGCCGGCGACGTGATCGTCCAGGGAGACCTGGTCGGCATCGCCAAGCTCGACATCGCCGCCGGTGCGCTCGGCGCTCTGGCGGTGACCGGCGTGTTCGACGTGACCAAGGCGACCGGGACTTCCACGGCGATCACCGCCGGCACCAGGCTCTACTGGGATGCGGCTGACGGCGTGGCGAAGGCGGACGATGAAAGCGGTGCGAACAAGTACCTCGGCAAGGCGGTCGCCGCTGCGGCTGACGCGGACGCCACCGTGCGCGTGCGACTGGAGCAGTAGCCGTGCCACCCGAAGGTGACCTGTTGCGCAGCGGCGCGCAGTGGCTGGACCAGATGCGGACCCGCCACTGCGCCGCCATCGTCGAGTACCGGCGCGGTGAGACGTCGATCGAGATCGCCGCGACGCTCGGGCGCAGTACCTATGACGTCGAAGACGAGTACGGCATCCGCGTGGGAATGGCGGTGACGGACTTTTTGATCAGCAGTGACGTATTCCCGCTGGATGAACCGCGCATCGGGGATCGAATCGTCGCCGACGGGGTGATCTACGAAGTGATGCCCCTCGGCGGTGAAGGGCATTACCGCTGGAGTGATCCGTACCGCCGGACCCTTCGCATTCACACCAAAGAGGTCGGCCGCCCATGAGCGTGGACTGCAACCGCCAGTACGAAGGCGTGTGCAAGGACGAGTTCGCCGCGATCCACACGAAGCTGGATCGCCTTGACTCGGCGATCCGTGGCAATGGCGAACCCGGCATCAAGGTGCGCCTCGATCGCCTGGAATCGGCCGATGCGATGCGCTCGAAGCTGATGTGGATCATCGCCGGGTCGGTGGTGAGCCTGGCGGTGGCGGCGTTCTGGAAGCTGGTGATGGGAGCTTGAACCAATGAGCATCGTCATCGACATCGCCGATGCGGTCGCGGCGGACCTGAACAGCTCGGGTCTGCTCAGCGGCCTGGGCATCACCGCCCGGCGCGCGGTCCTGCCGCGCTACGAACTGGCTGACCTGGCGGAACTGCGCATCACCGTCGTGCCCAAGTCGATCGAGATCACCGGCTCGACCCGCTCACTGAGCCAGTACGACGTGGTCGTCGATGTGGGTATCCAGCAGAAGCTGCTCCCCGAATCACCGCCGACGGACAGCGAGGTCGAAGCGCTGCTCGACCTCGTCCAGCAGCTGGCCGATCACCTGCGCACGGCGCAGCTCGACGACGTGGGCAACTGCGTGTGGGTGAGTGTGGCCAACGATCCGATCTACGCCCCCGATCACCTGTCGGACCAGCGCGTGTTTACCAGTGTGCTGAGTCTGACCTACCGGCTACTGAGGTAATCCGATGAACAACGTCATCCTGCGCCGGATCGATGTGACCGGTGACTGGCAGCCGCTGAGCGTCGTCCGCCTGGTGGGCACCGTCACGATCTCCACGCCGCCCGACAACGGCGGCGCGGTGCTCTTCCGCACCACCGACGAACCGGCGCACGAGGTGCCGTGGGTCGCCGGGGAGTGGCACACGTTCCATCGCGTCGACCTGGCGGGCATCGAGGTCAAGGGCAGCGTCGGTGACGTGATTTCAGTGGTGGGGGGGACGTGGTGATGGGCTATCGCAGCGTCGACAACCTGAACGCGATCCCCACGCCGGTGCGCAACAGCGGCGACCGCATCGTCTACGGCTATGCGTTTGAAGATCACACGCAGCTGCCCAACACCTACGCCCCCGGCGGCACCGGTGACTCATATGACGATGCGTTCCATGTGCGCAGCGGCGTGCAGTCGGTCCAGTTCCATGTGCCTGATGGCAAGACCAACGCATTCTTCCGGGATGGCGATCTCATCGGGGCTGACGGTGCGGGGATTGACATCTCGCAGGCCAACTGGGTGCAGCTGCGTTTCTGGCAGCCGCCGATCAAACAGGCTTCCGTCTCGGCCTACCTCTACTCGGACGGGACGACGAGCAACTACCTGGGGGTTGGCAACTTCACCGGCGGAGGCACGAACCGCGAACTGGGCTGGCACACCGTGACCTTGCCGTTCGACCCGACCGATGACACTCACGGCTTCGATTGCACGGACATGACCGGATTGGGCTTGGCGATCAGCGGTACTGGCGGCGACTACGTCGTAGCCGATCGGCTGGTGTTGATTCAGTCGCTGACCAGTGAACCGCCGGTGTTCATCTGGCGCTTCGATGACGGGTGGACCAGCGAATACACCATGGCGGCGGTATTGGAACAGTACGGGTGGCTGGCCACCATCGGCATCGTCCCGTCCACGATCGGCGATGCGAGCCGGATGTCGCTCGAGCAACTGCGGGACCTCGACGCCCGCGGCCACCTGCTGGTCAGCCACACCTGGTCGCACCAGCCCTGGGACAGCATCACCCTCTCTGAGCGCGAGGCGGAAGTGGTCAAGGCCAGGCGCTGGCTGATCCGCCAGGGCCTGGTGCGCGGTGCGGATGTGCTGATCAATCCGTACAACTTCCAGGCCTCAGCCGGCGACGCACAGGCCACCATGGACATGGTCTTCCGCCACTGCCGGTGCATGCTGCCGGTCTATACCAAGTACCGCGATGCGGCCCTCAGCGGCTCGACCCTCAATCAGCCCTATGTCCAGGACCCGCTCGATGGGCGCATCATCGGCCTCTACAAGGCGGACAGCGACATCACCGACGCGGCCATTGACCAGGCGATCACCTACGGCGGCGGTGTGCATGTGCTGCTGGCGCATCACGTCGATGCGGGCGGGCTGACGCTCTCGGACTTTCAGGCGCGCTGTGCCTACCTGCGATCCAGGGAGCAGGCGGGTCAGTGCCGCGTCATGAACCTCGATCAATATCTCAGCTGGCTGGCGGCGCAGTAGCGCCGGGAGGAGGCACGAATGAAGTTCCAACTCGGCAAGGATGCCAAGTTCTACCTGGGCGATGAACTGCTCAGCGATACGGTCACGCCGGCGACGGCCACGTGGACCGAGCAGTCGAATGTCCGGGACCTGACCAACAACTTCGAGACCGGTGAAGCCGACATCACCACACGCGGCAACAACGGCTGGCGCGCTACCGCCGCCACGCTCAAGGACGGGTCGGTCGAGTTCGAGATGATCTGGGACTCCGAGGACACCGGCT